CATCCAGAACTAGGCTGGCATAATCTAGTGTTTCAAATCCGTATGTAATTCTGTGTGACATAGGTCGTATGTCGTGGTCTATAGCGATAATACTAGCGTATTTGTCTATTTGTGTCCCAGTTTGATTAGGTGTGAACTTGATGCGTGCTATGTCACCTATTTCTAGACCGAGCACAGATGCCTGATTAGCGTTCGATAGATCCTCAAGCGCCACAGTCAGTCGATCAAACCTATATTCAGGTTCAGCATATTTACCTAATAAGTAATTCGCTAATGAGGATGCATCAGCATCAGAGTTCATTAAAAGACCCTCTTGCACTAAGGCGACCACACCATACTGATTCTGGCTATCTGTATCAGATGCTGTAGCTGTGCCACCACTAGCACGCTCTATCTGAACGAAGTTGTATAACAACTCAGAGCCATAAACAATTTCTACTCCGACAAATGGGATACCTGTACCAGTGTCTGAGAAAGTTACCAGTGATGTTGATGATGCACCATCAGTGCGATCCCTAAATGTAACGAATCCATCTGCTCCCATAAATAATTTCCCGGGCTCAGAATAATTAACCTGTTGCAAATAATCTAGGACATTTGTGCCGTCAGCTACAGTATCTGCCTGTAAAGTGGTCGCTCCTGCATCTAAGTCTCTTAGAGATGCTGGCCAGTCCACAGATGCACGATCTAGGACAGCACCGATTCGTGCTCCAGACGTTTGTGAAACAGCCGTATGTGCTGTCAATACTTGTTGCGCTAGATATGTGAAACCATCAGATACGATAGCACCAGCAGTCGAATAGCCTGAAATGTCATAGTTAAGGTTCCAGTCATCTATAGATCCATAGAACACAGCTGAGCCTGAGGTAGTAATTCTGACAGTACGTCTAGGGACAATTTGACCATAGTAGGGACTAGAAGCATTAAGAGGATCGAATGCACGATCCTGATTTATGAATGTGATATTAGAGTTACCTGCTGTGAACTTATCTAACTGTCTGGACTTACCACGATTAACACTGACGTTTAGCACTTTTGATGAGACATCATAAAATAATGTGCCACCTAATGTATAGGTCGGGTTATCTAGCACACCCTGAACAGCATCATCTAATATAAAGAACGGTCCACCTAGAGCTGATAAATCAAATCCAATTTCAACTTTAGTGGCTGGTGCTGGCATTAGGCACTCGCAAAGACTGGACCTGAGGTCTTTTCAAATTTCTTAATAGCATCAACAATGACTCTGCCGACTGCTGCACCATCAGTTCCTACACCAGCGTTCACAGTGATATTAAATGTGTTACCTATCGCTCCACCTGCTTTATTTAGAGGGATGATCGCTTCAGGTCCTGCTTCACCAACAAGTCCCATCATAGGTTGGGTGACTATCCCACCCTGGGCAAACTTAGTAATTCCATAGGCTTGTGCTAATGCTGTGTAAGATCTAGCAGCAGCATCAGATCTGCCACCTAACTGTGCAGCGATTTTTGAAACTGCGCTGGTGGTTAATTTAGAGGTGTCAATTTTTGGTCTAGGTCCAGGTGTGTCACCTTTACCTGATGGGGCAATATCGGTGGCAGATGGTGTAGTCCCTGTGACATCTGTCAATGCTTTATATGCTGCTCGCGCTGCTGTTAATTGTGACAGGATGCCATTAACTAATGCTTGTGCGCTATCCACACCAGCCTGATAGAAGTTCTGTGCTCCCTGCATACCCACTTCGTCAGCTACGACTGCGATAGAGTCCACTAAAGTATTTATTTGCTCTACAACTGTGGCACCACCAGTAATAATCTGGTCAGCGATAAGAGTCCCAGACTCATAACCTGCATCTAATACCTGTCTAATACCACGCTCAGATAAACCTATCTGTATTAACTGTTTAATTTTATCTGCGAATGTTCGTGCTGCAGTGGCCTGACCCACTAGACCCTGAATGAAGTTACCTGTCTCTAAGGCTTTACCAAAATCGACCACATCAGTTACTGATCCCGAGATGCTGTCCTTGAGATTATCAAACTTACCTTTTACATCATCTAATTGTTGCTCAGCACTTTGCAATGATTTCTCTAAATTATCAACTATTGCTTTTGCAGCATCCTCGGCTGCTTTCTTCTGCGCTTCCATAGCCTTAGTTAATTTGTCTGCCTGCTTTGTAGCCTTAGCCGTAGCGATGTCATAATCATCTATAGCTGGGGTTAATGATCCCACAGCACTGGTCACAGCACCGATAGCATCTACGTTATAGTCCAGCGCATCTCTGGTCTTTCTGTTTGCTGCTGCAAACGCATCTATAGCAGCATTAGCATTATCAAAGGGTTTAGTGAAATCGACCTGTGCTAATGCCTGTGCATCTTTTTTAAAGACTCGTATAGCTGGTAGAAGATATGTGTTATAGCCCTTAACGAACTCATTTACTAACTTAGTAAGCACATCAGCAGCAGCATTAGCCATATAAACAAACACCTGAGCGATTGCTGCAGCAATATTTATTACTGTCAGTTTTAGATATTCAAATCTTTGGATAGCCAGTGCGATGAGCACAATAGCAGCGCCTATGCCGACAATAATCCATGTGAAAGGATTTAGTGCTAGAGCGATATTAAGTCCAATAACAGCGACTGTAGTTGCTGCTATGACAGTGGCCAAAGTTACAAATATATCTGAGTTATCTTGTATAAACTTAAACACTTTCTCGACCACAGGTGCTAGACGTTCAAATGCTGGTAGTAACGCATTACCTAATGCCTCTTGTGCCTCACCGAATGCTATTTTCATCTTTTCAGTTGCAGTCGCTGTTGCTGCTGCTGTCCCACCGACCTGAGTCTCAATGGCCTTAAGAATTACATCTTGTGCCTCGAGTACCTTACCTGACTCGACTAGGGTTTTAATCTTTTCTTTCTCGGCCTCAGTAAATGTGACACCTGATCTGGCTAATGCTGTGATTCCCTTAATAGGATCCTGTAATGCTTTACCTAACTGTGTAGCTGACTGTTCAGCCTCGCCGAAGCCTGCAGCAGCCAAATCGAATGCAGCCTTTGTGGCTCTATCAAAAGCACCACCAGCTGTATTAACTGTTGCAGTGAGATTCTTAAATGTTGCTAATTTTGCCTGGACTAACTTAATTGACTCATCTTCTTTAGCGATTTGTCTAGATAAAGCATCGGCATAATTTAGGACACGATCTGTGGCCTGACCGTAGCCCATTTGTTTTAAGACATTTGAAAGTCTTTTATTTGCGACCTGAGCCTCTTCGGCTGCTTTTATGGATGTGAGTGCGCCAGCTGTAATCGCTGCGAACGCTGCTGCTGCTGGGACTGCTAGCCCTTTGATACCAGCCTTGAACTTACCGAAGCCTGTTTCTGCACGTTTAATATCGGAAAGTGCTTTATTTAACCCAGTAGGGTTCCACTGAGACAGAATCGGAATAATAATTGCCATAGTGACACCTATCCTATTCGATTAGTTAGGTTTGGAATAGCGCTCAGACTCAGCTAAACGCACATTAGTCATAGCTGAATAGTTAGCGATAGATCGCTTTAAACCTGTAGTTACCTCATCTACATATTGCTCTGCCACTGGCCATATAAATCGAGATGCACTATTGCCAAATCTGAAATTTAAGAACTCGATAAGTGCTGCACCAGATGGTTGATTACCACTAGGGTTCTTACGACCAGCCATATCTGCTATCTCAATCGCAGCAGATGTAGTACGCACACTTGCTAAGGAAGAAAGCCCCTTACGCTTACGTGCTGAAACTCTTGCATTAACTCTGATAAATCTAAGTGATGGACCTAATCTTCCACGACTGAATCCTGAGGGTAGATTACCTACGACCTCGCCTCTGATGTGACCTTTAATAGCCTCAGTCATAGGTCTTATCGTGCTGATCATATCTTTACGTGCTTGTTTATATAATTCTGGTTCAGTTTGTTTTAGTTCAGCTAATAATTCTTGGACACCGATAATGATAGGTACATCAACTTTAATACCCATAATGATTACCTTTTCTGTTTATTAGCCTCAGTTGCACGCCAACGCAGATACATGGACATCGTATAAAGCATACGGTCAGTTTCTTGTAATAACAATGACGGTGCGATACCTGTTTCTACAGCCAGGTATGCAATCATCCAGTGCTCGCTCGAGTCACCGAGCGGCTTTATTTTGGGTCGATCTCGCTAGCTGTTACACCCTCGATATCGTCTAGCCAGTTATCAAAATCTTTCTTGGTAGAACCAGTACGAGATTCTGAGTGCCAGGCTAACCAAAATAAATCTGTCAGTCGCATTTCTTTCTCAAGAGCAACGACTGACCGATTATATTTGTCCTCGAAAGCAACTAGGTCTTTAGCAGAGCAGGTAATCTCTTTAGGATCACCATTTATATATTCAACGCGCAGATTGATTCTCATGTTTAGACTGTGCCTCTTGTTACTGTTCCAGTGACAGGCCATGTGACAGAAAATGTTGCTAGATCGCCAACGCTTGAAGCGAATGGTGAGTATTGTGTCACTAAGCATGCTGCTGTGTACTTAGGGTTGGTTGCTGTTACTGCTGTACCTACAGGAATCATCACAACTGTTGCGATGGAACCTACAAGGCTGTTTAATGTTGCGTCTACTGCACTTGCTGCAAAGTCTTGCATGAAGTTCAGTGTGACTGATGCTGACTTTAATCCACCAACACGTGTTCGGTATGTTCCACCGAACGCTGTGGTTTCTAAGTCGTCAGCCTCAATTGTTAGTTCAGCACTGTTAAGTGATGTTCCAAACTGTGTACCGTTTATGCTAACTGCATAGTCAGTCGCTGCGAAAAATGCCATTTCTTGTTTTCTCCTAGTCTGCGTAGCAGAGGACTTGAAACTCTGCTGATAGATATACTACCTCACCTACGGTTATCTGGCCGTAGTTTGTCATCTCTGTTACTCGCAAATCAAAGGCATTTCCACCTAGAGTCTTGTCACTTTGAACTGCGAGTTTGATGCTAGATGATCCTGTGCTTGAGCAGTACGCATCTAGTTTATTTTGTGCTGATCTTTCATCAGCTCTACCTACGATGATCATCACATTAAAAGAATAGGTTTGCATACCTTTTCTAAATGCCTCATCAAATGTAACAGTTCTTGGTATCACGATTGCCACAGGTGGATTTGGATTATCTGGCATAGTCGATGCAGTTCTAAGACCTGAAATAGTAGCCAGGTTAGTGGCTATCTGAGTTCTCAGTGTGGTGATGGATGCCATTAGGCGATTATCCTCATACGTCTGTACGCTGCCACTAGCTGTTGAACATCAGGATCAAGGCTGGAAGAAACGCGCATAACGCCAAGATCTCCAAAACCTGCAACGCCTAAAGGAGAATCAAGTCTCTTAAATATTCGTGATGCCTGAATAATGCATGCCTGTTTAATCGCAATAGGTACAGCTGGCCATCCATAGACTGCTGTTAATTTTACAAGCGCTTCGCCACCAGAAATAGGCCAAAGGTAATC